GCGGGTGAAGTTTTGAAGGCGGTTGATCCTGCGCAGGGTATTATGCGTGGGATGGCGGCGAGTGGTCGTGCGTTTGATAGTGATTTGCCTGCGGATGAGCGTCGTGCTGCGGGGATTGAGGCGTTGTTGGAGACAGCGGCGCCGCTTGGCATGATGGGCATTGGTGCGTTGGCGAAGCAGCCGCTTCAGGCGACGGTTCTGGATGTTTTGACACCGACGGGTGCTCCTGCGGTGATGAACGACGCTATTGAGGATGTGGGTCGTCGTGCGTTTTTGAGGGGTGCTGCGGCTGCGGTTCCTGTAGCTGCGGTTGCGCCGGATGTTTTGACGGAAGCGTTGAACGCTGGCACGAAGGCCACGGCCCGCGCGGCGGCGGCGACGGGCAATCCGATTGGTTTTTCTGTATCTTTGATTAAGGCGGGTAAGGATCAGATTAATGATCTTGTTGAGGTAGCCGCGGGCCGCGGTGAGATGGCGGTTGGCAACCGTGGTGAGTACAAGGACAAGATTTTTGCGGTTACGGATTCTTTGCGTGATTTGCGTTTGGAGGCTTTGGCTGATTTGACGCCGTCGAATGTTCGCAATGCGGGCGACGCGGAACTAGATGAGTTTGTTCGTGATTTTTATGAATACAACCCGATGACGGGTGGTGATGCGTCGTATGATCATCCGAATTTTGAGTTAGTTTTGCAGGAGATTAAGCGTCGTGGTTTGCATTTGATGCAGGATCGCGGGATTGATCGTTATCCGTTTGCGCGTGCGGTGATGGATGATTACGGGGCGACTGTGAATGTTCCTTCGGGTGGCGCGGGTATTTCTACGCGGCCCGCGGACCTAAACATGGTTCGTAGTTTGTCGGATGATGTTTTGTCGAGTGTAAATGAGTTGCAGATTATGGCGAAGCGCCGTGAGTTGTCGGATGGTTTGAAAGTTATGCGGGATCGTGGCGACAGTTTAGCGACGCAGGAGGCGTTTGTTGAGCGCATGGAGCGCGAGATTGCGGAGTTGCAGGGGGATTTTGCGCAGTTACCGCCGGATATGGATGATTTTTATGCGGAGGGCGGCGAGGTTGCGGGTATTGGCAGTTTAAACGAAACTGCGAGAAACATGTTTCGCTAGTAAAAAAGGGGTTGACGTGCTAGGTTTACGTTAACTTTGGAGAAAAAATATGGGATTACGTCCAAGAAATCCGGTTGCATCGTTTGTTGAGCGTGAAAATGACGATCCGCAGATTCCAGAGATGGAAACCGACTTAGAAATTGAGATGCCGGGCACGTTGGTTGGCTCGCGGGACGCGGTTGACGGCATTGACTTCATTGAAGAGGACGACGGCGGGGTAATTGTGGACTTTGACCCACGGGCCATGCCGATGTCTGACGGCGGGGATTTCTTTGCAAACCTTGCGGAAGACATGGACATGGGCGATTTAGCCGCGATTTCGAGCGATTTGATGTCTCAATACACAGCGGCGCGTGATAGCCGTGGTGATTGGGAGGAAGAATACGACAAAGGCTTGGAATTGCTTGGGTTCAAGTACGAAGAGCGCACGCAACCGTTTCGTGGTGCGACAGGTGTGACGCACCCTATGCTTGCGGAGGCTGCGACGCAGTTTCAGGCGCAAGCGTTTAACGAATTATTGCCTCCAGAGGGGCCTGTTCGCACGCAAATCATGGGGGAGTTGACTCCTGAGAAGGAAGCTCAATCTAAGCGTGTAAAAGAGTTTATGAATTACTACATCACGAACGTGATGGAGGAATATACGCCGGAAATGGACCAAATGTTGTTCTATTTACCGTTGGCGGGGTCTACTTTTAAGAAAATTTACTTTGACGAGGCTTTGGGGCGTGCGGTTAGCAAATTTGTGCCTGCAAAGAACCTTGTTGTGCCGTATGACGCGGCGGATTTAGAGACAAGTCCGTTCGTTGCGCAAGAAATTCGTATGCCTTGGAACAATCTGCGGAAAATGCAGGTTTCTGGTTTCTATCGTGACGTCCCGGTCAGCCCTTCGTCTCCGTCGAGTGACAGTTTAACGGATACAGAGGACGATTTAGACGGTTTGAAGCCGTCAAATGTTGATTACGACGTCACGTTGTTGGAATTTCACGTCGATTTAGAGCTTCCGGGCTTTGAGATTATGGACGAAGACGACGAGCCAACGGGCATTATGGTGCCTTACGTGGTTACTTTGTCGGAGGACACGGGTCAAATCTTGTCAATTCGCCGTAATTACCAAGAAGACGACGATCAGATGCGCAAAATCCCGTATTTTACGCACTATAAGTTCCTTCCGGGCTTTGGTTTTTATGGTTTGGGCCTTATTCACACGATTGGCGGGCTTTCACGTACTGCGACGGCTGCATTACGCCAGTTGATCGATGCGGGGACGCTTTCGAACTTGCCTGCGGGCTTTAAAGCGCGTGGCTTGCGCATTCGTGAAGATGCCGAACCTTTGCAGCCGGGCGAATTCCGCGATGTGGACAGCCCCGGAGGCGCGATACGCGACTCTCTGATGCCCCTTCCGTTTAAAGGCCCTGACGCTACCCTATTTAACCTTTTGGGCTTTGTGGTGCAGGCAGGGCAGCGCTTTGCCACCATTACGGACCTGAAAGTCGGGGATGGCAACCAGCAGGCTGCGGTTGGAACAACGGTTGCAATGTTGGAGCAGGGTGCGCGCGTGATGAGCGCGGTGCACAAGCGGTTGCATTACGCAATGCGCAACGAATTTAAGATTTTGGCACGTGTGATGTCTGAATTTTTGCCGCAAGAGTATCCTTTCTCTGTCGCGGGCGGCGATCAGGCCATTATGGCGAAGGATTTTGATGATCGTGTGGACATCATTCCTGTGTCTAACCCAAACATCTTTAGTCAAGCGCAGCGCATTGCTTTAGCTCAGACTCAAATGCAGATGGCTGCGCAAGCGCCCGATTTGCATGACATGTACGAGGCGTATCGTCGTATGTATGATGCGCTTGGCGTTCGTGACATAGACAAGATTTTGAAACCAAAGCCAACACAAGAGCCTACGCCTAAAGACCCTGCGCAAGAGAACATCGATGCGCTGGATCAAGTGCAGTTACAAGCCTTTGAGGGTCAAAACCACGATGCGCATATTATGGCGCACCTTGTTTTTGGATCGTCTGGCATCGTCGGTGCACAGCCGATGGTTGCCGTTGCTTTGCAAAAGCACGTTATGCAGCACGCTAAGATCAAGGCTCAAGAGCTTGCTATGCAGCAGGTTGCCGGTCAGATGCAGGGTCAGGAAATGACGCCAGAGGTAGAAATACAGTTTCAGCAGCTGGTTGCGCAAAATATTGCGCAAGAAATGCAGAACATTAAGCAGCTGTCGTCGCAGATTTCAGGCGAGCAAGGTGGCCCGGACCCCTTGATTGGTTTGAAAGAGAAAGAATTGCAAATTCGCGAGCAGCAAGTGCAGGCGGATATTGCAAACGATCAGGCCGAATTGCAGCTTGATCAGCAGAAAGCGGCCGAGCGCGCGCGTGAGTTTGACACACGGATGGCGCAACAAGAGCGTTTGGCAAACCAAAAATTGCAAGCAAGCGCAGAACGTGAGATACTGCGGCTACAAGCGCAACAACAGCAACGGAGACAGTAATGGCATCAGTAAAGATCGTAAGTGGCCCCGGCGCAGCGGCGCCTAAACCACAGAAGTATGCGGACATTCAAGGTCAAGGCAAAATTCCTTTTTGTGAAATGAAGGAAGAAAAGACGCCAAACACGGCAAAAGCACAGATCACCTCTGGCAAAAAACGTGGCATGGGAGCGGCCTTGCGCGGTGGCAATTTCAAGATCGGCTAATCCCAAGCAAACCGAAAATGCTTACGTCAGCAAGAAGATAAAAAAGCTGATGAGCGAAGGTTATAAGCAGAAGCAGGCTGTCGCTATTGCGTTGGATATGAATCGCGCGCGTAAGAAGAAAAAACCATAATGTGCACTCTGGTCCTGATAGCTTGGGGTCAGAGTTACTTTCTGGGTTTCCATAAACTTTGCTACTATGACTGTGGGTCGAAAAGGTTCGGTTACTATGATAGGGTATATCGTGTAAGTTCCGACTACGATTGTCCTGCGAGGTTTTATGCGACATGATTGATCCGCTGACAGCGTTTGCTGCCATCAAGGGCGGCATAAGTGCTGGGAAACAATTGCACTCGATGTCCAAAGAGATTGCGGGCTTCTTTGACAGCGTGGATGGCGCTAAGAAGGCGCACGAGAAAAAGAAAAACAGTCTATTCGCATCGTCGAATGAGGAGGCGATGGATACGTGGATGCAAAAGCAACAGGCCATCGATGCCGAGGCGCAACTCCGTGAGCTGATTGTCAACACGCGGGGGTTCTCTGCGTATCAGGACTTGCTAAAACTGCGGCGTGAGATAGCCAAAGAACGCAAAGA